CAAACAGACCGCCTTCAGAACCAGAGCCAACTACATAGAAACTTTCCGCTTTCTTACGATGCATTAATACGGGTGTAAACCAATACGTCGTGCTAGAGGTATTTCCTTGTGCTAGTTGTCCGTTACCGCCATACCCGACAGAGTGCATTGAGCCATCTGCAAGTAACACAATGGTGAATCCATACGATCCCGCCCCACCATTTTGAAAATCTACAATTGGAGAACGTCCCGCCAAACCAAATGATTCTAATTCAGCAGTCACATCGTTTCCATTAGGATCAGCAAAACATTCAGTAAATCCGGTACGTTGTGTTGTATCAGCGCCTACACCTAATTGACCATAGCCATTGTAGCCGGTTGCCCACAATGTGCCATCAAGTTTAAGAGCAAACGTGTTGTTATAGTCAGGATTTCTCATCCAAACTTTTGACACATTAGAAAGAACAAGAGTCGGTGTATATTGGTTAGTTGTGCCACCATAGCCAAGATTACCATAACCATTGTAACCCCATGTGTATAAGTTATTAGCATCATCAATAGCGTATGAAAGACCTGATGTACTACATCCCGTTCCTATGTCTCTTATTGTGATACCATTATCGTAGAAATAACTAATCAACGTGGCGGTACTCAAGTTAGTAGTATTTCCTTGTCCTAGTTGACCCGTGTTGTTATAACCCCAAGAATAAACATTACCATCACTTTTAAGAGCCAAGAGATGACTATGTTGGCAATCACTTTTAGCAATTTTAGTAATACTTGTTAGTCCACTTACTTGAACAAAGCGATATGAATTTGTAGTATTCCCATTTCCAATTTGACCATAAGCATTATAACCCGCGGCGTGGACTGTACCGTCACTACACAACACATGATTTGACATGTAATTTCGATTACCACCAGCTGCTGCGTATTGTGTGACTATCTTACCGTTAATGGAGTTAGCTGACTCTCCTGAACAATAGTATGGAACATGTGTGTCCGTGACATTACCACGACCAACCTCTCCGTAGTCGTTCTGACCCCAAGCCCAGAAGCCACCATCTTCATCAATAGAGACTGATCCGTGATCATACATACCACAAATGTAAGTCATCTTTTTTGAGCCAAATGGGAAAGCAACTGCCGTAGGATAACTTCTATCATAGATGTCTACACCACGTCCCGGACACCAGTTTTCACCACGTCCCCAAAACCTGATACTTCCGTCGTCCATAAGGGCATTACCTTTACGGTACATTACATTAGACAATGGGTCTTGATGCCCAATCACCCGCATTCCGGCTCGACTATCACTAGTTCCCCAATATGGAAACCCATTTGTATCAATCTTTAAAACATCTCCGGGCGCACCTGAACTTAATGAAGTCAATGATGTGCCATTATAATATATAAGATCACCGGGATTATTAGTTATATTGTCAACACCTTGAGCCATCAACGCCCAACCCGTGCCATAAGCTACGGTCGAGGATGTGTACTTTACGTTTGCGCGTCCACCCATTGCAGCGTGAGAAGCACAATAATAAAACAAAGTGTTAGGAGTAGTGGCGCTTGTTACAATTGTAACTGTTGCCCCGATATTACCAGCCGTTCCCGACGATGTAACACCGGTCACATACGCCACACCACTTCCATGTGTTCCATCAGCCGTAATAGAGAAAGCTAAAGGGTGTCCGGTCATAGTCGAATCAGCAACATTAAACACATAAGTTCCACCTTTTAACAGATGTAATGTGTCTTGTTGTGTTCCGTCTACAAATAATTTATTATCACCACCAACTACACCGACAGTTAGAACGTGGTTTGTTGTCGTCGCAACCAATGTCCCCGTTACAGTTGAAGGGTTGACGCCGGTAGTCGCATCAGTATCACACACATATGTGCTTGAGTTATACGAGACTACATCTTGTTTATTATACGTTGTAGCGGGGGCGTAAACACCCTTCCAGCTAAACGCTACTTTACCTAGTGAAATTGTTGCCATTATTTATTTCCTTAAAATTTAACGGGTGAGGGGGTTGTGCCATACTCTTGCTCATCTTCACGACCAAGTTGACCATAATTATCGTAGCCGGTTGAATAGACGTTTCCATCGTATCCTAAACCATACCAAGTGTTGTAGCTTGAGGCTTGTTGACAGTAGCCACCAACGACCCATTCTTTAATGGGTTTATTAAGTCTCATCAAGGTGTCATACTCACTACCTCTATAACCACTTAAAATAGTACCGTTGCCACCCACTCCCGTCAGGTTATAACCTCCGACCATGAATGATCCGTTAGTCTTTTCGACCATCCAAAAACGACCATAATTAATACCTTGTGTTACAAAATATTTATTATTGTAACCAAATTCGGTTAAGCGTGTCCAGACGTTGGCTATTGAACCGACCGCTGCGGCAGTCCCGCCCGTTCCCGTTCCCGTCATGTATCCCATGTACCACATTGAGCCATCATTTTTAATGCCCATCATGGTTGAATAGTTACCGTTCCAACAACGTATTTGCTTCCAATTGTTTCCATTTGCACGTCCATCGGCAATCATACCACCGGGATGATAAACCTTTGGGGTGACGCCGTATCCACCTTCATTACCGCCCCAATGCATTATTTCGCCGTTTTCAAATAATATAACGGCGGTGCGATATTCACCCGTTCCAGACCCGTGAAAGTAAGAACCATGAAACACAAAATCTTTTGCGGGGTATACGGCAGTTTGTGAAATTAAAGTATGTTTAGCGGATCGCCAATCAGCCACGGGGTATACGTAATTACCCGCGCTATTGTATTCACCACAAATATACATTTTACCGGTCGCGTCTTTCAACACAGTTACCATGTAATCACCACCAGCTAAATAAGCTCTAACCATCGGCACTTCCGCTGATTTAACCATCAATGTGGGAGTAGTGATGTTGTAGTCCCCACTATTATTTGTTTGAGTCCCAGCACAAGATTGTCTATTTTTACCCGTATAATACATTCGACCATCGTCGGTTCTAAAAACTGTAGAATAGGCGGCGGCTTCACCATTGTTCGTATAAACATCAGTTACTTTTGCATCAGCGGGAAGGTCACCTTGTCCATTAATTAGAACCGGAGTCCATTGATTTGTTGTTCCATTGCGACCAATTTGTCCAAAGTTGTTATAACCCCAACCCCAGACTTTACCTAAATGATCAATCGCATGGCAATGGTGTCCTCTTGGATATACATCCACAATACGCCCAGCACCAGCGGGGAAATGAATTTGAGTCGGTCTGTTAGTGTTCTGATCTGCCCGTGTTTTACCACCAAGTGCGCCATAAATTGTACGCCCAACTCCCATAACTGTACCATCAGACATAATAAAATACATATTTTGATAACACCCCGTACCAGAGTTGTCTGCATAGTCCATTTTAGGAAGCTTTGCGACACCTACACGACGAGGGTTGTCGGTTGGGAAAGCAAACTCAGGCGTCCCAAGACCGTTAATTTCAAGAGTTTGGTCTACAATACCAGACACTACTGTCGTGTCATCGGGCGTAAGTATCTCACCTTTTGCCGTACCGTTTTGTTGATCTTCTACATGTTTAACCCACGTAGTTCCGTTGTAAGCGTACATCCCCCCGTCCTTACGAGTAACGTCTCCGTCAACGTAGGTCGTGGTGGAAGAATACTCACCCTTCCAACGGTAGCCGATCTTTGTATAGTCAATTTGCATAATCGTCTCCTTTAGATGGTGTATGCTAAGTTATTAGAAGTATCCACACCAAATGCGATATTCTCACCAAGTGTCCAAGTTTTATAATCATTTACGTCAGCGTCAATCACACCATAATCTACTATGATTTCTTGACCACTTGTTGACATTTTAAGTCCAAAGAATTGAGGAACTGCTACAGAGTTAACAAGATCATAGCCCGTCCCCGCACTATTAATTTTTAAGAAATAATTAGCAGTTAATGTTCCCGGAAGTCCAGCAACAGACAGAGCCGCTTCTGCCGCGACTTGTGCCGCTTCCGCAGCAACTTTTGCAGCTTCAGCCGCAACTTTGTCCGCAGTAGCACCTGACGAATCACTCGCGTATCCTTCAGCTAGTGTAGCTTGAGCAGTTGCAATAACTGCTTGAGCGGTTGCAGTTGATACTTGTGTGGCAGTAGCAGAGAGAACGTATGATTTATTAGCAGCGTCGGTGTCGTCCACCGGGGTTGCCAAGTTAATAATACGAGATGTACCAGCGTCCCAATTGTTAGCAGAGTTACGAGCCATCGCAACTTCTTTAATGTCGTTCGCTTCTTGTGCTAGGTAAAATCCTTGCAAACTATCTTGGTCGAGAATCTCTTCAGAAAGAACTGATCCCGTCTGATAATCCACAAGTCGTGTTCCCGGAGAAGTCTCACGTTGGAACACCATTGAATCACCAATAGCGGCGGGTGTGGTTAGAATGATTCGACTAGATAAAGAAGCGTCAAATTGATAGTCACCTACTACCGAAGCAGTAGATTGTGATAATAGTGTACCGTTTTTATAAACGAGAACGTGACCTTGAGCAATGTACGGGAAGGGGATATCGAAGTGCGTCGCATCAGTTCCCGCCAAGCTAGTCACCGCAACCACTTCACGTGCAAAAGCTGTCATTATAATTTCCTTATAAGTAGAAGAGGGGGCGCGATGACCCCCTCATTGTTAGTTTTCATTACCCATCGCAACATTTGCAAGTTGGTAATACAATTTAAATGGCATCAACTTAATCAAGTTATCTTGCATAGCATCAGTATCTCCTCGAACAGAAGCATCTTTCATGTCCATAAGGTCTTGAAGTAGACCCCCGGTTGGGCCACCTACTAACGAGAATCTGTTACGCTCACTTGAGTAACGCGATCCAACTCCACCACCCATTATGTTTAATTCTTTGGTGATTTGAGCCATAGGTGTCGAGAGCCACATTAAGAATCCTGAACGATCCATAATGTCATAACCCCATTCTGCGGGAGTTCTGTCTTTAATTTCACCTTTACGTTTAAGATCAGTTGCTGCCACAACGGTGTAGCCTAGTAACGCTTGTATATTGAGTGTCATGAAAGCGTGTAAATCTCCGTATGTTGCCATACGTTGAAATGCCGGTAACATGTATTTTGTCATTGAGACAAACCCATATGTCTGAAACTGTAGTAGAGCCTTACCGAATCCACGAGACATAAAGAAAGGAGTATCTCCCTTACTTGGTGTCATAATAGCACGTGTAGCGGTGTGATCTAATGCAGTAAACACGGCATCATAAGCCCGTTGACCCTCAAGCCCCTCATTTAACCACCTCCCCATTCCAAGTTCATAAACACCTTGATCCAATTCTGGTGGGTGTTTGCTCATCATTTTCTGGATTGATCTTGCTTCATCTCTACCTATACCCAAAGATGCAAGTTCTGCAATCTGTTGTTCCGCAGAGCCGCCTTTTTGGGCAGAAGCCGTGTCAAAAAGTTTACTATAGTTTTTCATCTTAGCGACAAGATTATGTTGCATCTCCATCATAGCTAAAGCTTTCATACGAGTGTTCCACCAGCGCATCCCAGATACCACGTTTGTAGTCTCTGTTAGACCTCCCAAGCTACGATCTATAATACTTGTACTGTAGTGTTTCAATGTGCCTTGATCGCCAATGCCTACCTTTGATCCTAAATCTTCAACACCCATCATTTTCATGTTGGAACTTGAAGACATTAATCTTTCACTATAGATAGCAATTCTAGAAATCTCTGGGCTTCTTAGACCAGCTAGTGCTTTGTTTGATTGCTTAAAGTTTTTCGCAGCAAACGTTCCCCAACCTGACACAAAAAGAACGTTGGATGCATCAGTTAGTGATGGTATGATAAACCCTGATCCGTAACGAACGTAGTTAAAAGAACGTGCAGTTTTACCCATCCAAGAAAGCCAACCTTCAGGGTCTATCGGTTTACCGTATTGTCCTAGAAGATTTAGAATACCATTTTCAATATCTGATTTAGCTTCATCCGCTTTCTTCTGTATCTTATCTCGTTGTATTTTAGATTTACCAGATTTAAGAAGATCAAAATCGCCTTGGACTTCTGCCTTCAAATCTTCAACAATATCTTTTTCAGACTTATGTCCAAACGTGTCTCTTAGAGCCATACGTGGTGATAAATCTTCAGCACTTCTTCGCATAGCTGACATCAGGTCATCATCTAGGATACCTAAACGATAAGCCTCAAGACGTTGTTCATTAGTAAGAACGATTTGACGTTTCTTAGTTCTACCAGAGGCAGCAATAAGTTCTCCGTCCCAGCCACCAAATGGATCACGCTTTCCGTCTGATAGTTTTCCTACTAATTCTTCAATGTAGGTGTAAAGTGGAGATCGATTTGCTTGTCTTTTGTAATCTTTCTTTGCTTTCTTAGCACCTCGTTTGCTTTGTCCAGCTTCTTTATTTTTAAGTTTAAGTTCATCCGATAAAATTTTTCTATTTTTTGTAACACTAGCTTTAGCCATTTTAGCTGCGGCTAGAGCCACACCAACTTTTTCCAATTGTGGATCAAGTCTAGCTAGTGTGCTATCAATTTTAGAAAGACGTTTATTATGGTTGTTCAAACGTTCACGAAGAGTCGCAAGACGTCGCGAAGATACCGGAAGTTTTGCCGCTTTCTCAACCGCTTCTCCCAATGCATCTTCACCTGATCTGGCAAGTTCGTTGTCAGCTTTAGTGACCATTGTTCGGGAATCAGCAATGTCAGCTTTAGACGCCAACACACCTTCACCCTCGACCATCTTCATCAAAGCTTCAGCTTCTTTAACCTCTGTGATTCGTTTCTTTTTGATACCACTAGTTCTAGAAGATATCTCATGGTATTGATTCATCCGGGTAATAAGTTCTGCTTCAGCTTCTTTCAATTCAGTCTGAGTACGTTGTTTTTCTAACTGTACTTTTTCTTTTTCTAAAGTGATTGCATCACGTTGTCCTTGTCGATACTTAATAATCTTCTCGACTTCAGCAACAGTTGCATTTTTAATGTCGGTGTTGTTTTTACGTAAGTCTCTTGCCGCTAAAACCGCGGCTCTACGTGCTTCATATAATTTTTCTTCAGCTAGAGAAAGTTTTAATTCCGCTTGTGCTTCTAAACTTCGATCAACATTACCAGACCAATCTTCCAGAACTTCTTGTTTTTTCTCAAAGCCCTTATCAATATCATATTTAACTTCTTTGACATTTTTACCAGCTATTATTTGGTCACCTTTAATAGTAACTTCTTCTTTACCTAATTTATTAAACTGATCTTCAGTCATTAAATGATTTTCAAGAAGAAATTCATCACTTGGCTTCTTAGCAAAAACGCTATGAAAGAATGCAAGTGATTCTGTACGATTCCCTTTAATAGCTTTACTACTCCAAAGTTGCGCCATGACGTAATCTTGGTCGCCTCTAGTAGCCATACCAAGACCTTCAAGTAAATCTATTTGAGCGTCGTGATAAGCCCTAGTATCATCTGCAAGCTTTCGAGCGTTTCGCTCAATAACTAGCCAACCATCATCACCGAATCGTGTTTTAAATCCCGCAATCATTTCGTCAGTTAAATTATTAAAATTCATTTCACGGGCAATTGCGATAAATTCAGCATCGTCAAAATTAGTCCCACTACCGCGCTCGACCGGTTGCTTTTTACCAGATTGGTTTTTACCTTTTAATATGTCTTTTCCTAATTGACTAGCGCGAGTAGCAGTCTCAGATGCTCTCTGTCCAACGCTTGAGAATGTCTTACCTTTTAACTCAGCCAAATCTATACGAGTCTGAATAATAGTGTCTTTTGCTCTAAGGGCTACTTGCTCATGACTATCTAATAGACGTTTAGTTTTATCTTCAATAGATGCTTCAGCTTTACCAAATTGCATATGATTCAATAAGATACCACCGGTATCATAAAGTTTAGCGGTAATCAAAGCCATCTTACCAGAAGCACTTGTAAGTCCTCTAATCAACGGACTTGTTCCACCAATATATCTATTCTGTAAAACTTTAACACCACCTCGACCTAAAGCTTTAACGCCAGAACGTAATGCGCCTTGTGCCATAAGTGCAGACGGTTTGACGATTCTACCAGCTTCAGCAGCGCTTTTAGTTGCCATCGCACCTACAGAACGAGCAACCGGATTTTCAGCTACTACTTCAAATGTGGCTTTACCGCCTTTAAAGATTGGTTTTAATACTGCACTATTTGCAAGTCCGCTACCAAAATTAGCAACACCCATGTATACGGGGTTTTCAGGATTCATCCAATGATTAGGATTTGACACATGTAGTGAACTGAGTGGGTCACGGGCAGCTTTCCAGATACCTACACCACCTCCTAGCACACCACCAGCCGCAAGGTTTATCCCGGCTTCCATTGCAGTACGTAAGTCTTGTCGCATCTGTAGTGCGCCTTCTTGCACTCCTTGGGCAATCATCCCGTTCAACATGTACGTCCCGATTTTCTTTGCAGTTCCCGCCTTTTTAATTACGTTTACGCCCGGTACAAGTGTTGAAACATCTATAAAAGAAGCTAGACCTCCAACCAACATCCCCATAAAACTACCACCATGTAGTTCATTACGGGCTTTTTGCATTTGACGAAGACGGTTTACGCGGTCATCAAATTGATTTGGGCCTTGAACATCGTCAAACATTCCATTACGAATCCAGACTTCTGCATCTCTTAGTTCATCTTTCGCCTTATCAAAATATTTGTAAGGGTTGAATCTATTTTCAGAATCATAGAATAGTTTTAACTCTGGTGTAACCACGTCGTCGGTATTATAGGGACGGGCATACTTATCTTTAATAAACATACCATATCGAAGAGAATCACCAATTATAGTTTCTTGCATGTACGTTTCGTATCCGGTAGCGAAGAATCCAAGTGGTTCGATAACTTGCTCTGTGGAGTAATACGGTATAGATAAATGCTTAACTGTGTCTGTGTAGTTAGACATGCGATTTTGGTCTTCTACATCAACATCAGCGTTTAATGGTGTTGCACCATAGGTATATTCTTCAGCCATTCTTATTTACTCCCTAGGTTAACTCTGAATCCAAACTTCGCCGTTTCCCCTTCATCTCCAAATAATGATCTAAACCATCGATAGTAATATTTTTCATCTTGTTCCCCATCAGGTAGATCACGAGTTAAGTTCTTTTTAAAATTATAATCATCCATTTCTTTATTATCATTCCCAACAATAAGACTTCCATATTCGTCTCTAGTAAAAGTAAATTGACCAATAGTCATTAAAGCTTCCAGACGTGGGTCACGAAAATCACTTGCCATTCCCGCAAGAGCCGAAACAAAACCAAACATTCCCCCATACGCAGCGTCATGAAGTTTTGAAGCGTTAGGGCGTTCTACAGTCATTCCTTTCTTTCTTAAAAGTGCTGGAAGTTTATAAAGTCCTCGCTTGAAGTTAACCATTTCAGATGCATACATTCCGTTGACATCCATCTCTCCAAACAATTCATCCCAATCTTCGTACTGACAAGATTTTTTACCTTTAGATTCGCAGAACTCTGCCATCTGTGTAAGAACGTCTTGGGCTTCAGGACTAAAGAAACTAGCACCATAAGTTTGTTTTCCAGCGGGACTCCAATTTTTTGTAGAACCTTCCCCAAGAAAAGGATCTAAAATTAGACTACTAGCTTTTTTAATCAAGCCTTCAGTCCCCCAGATCATGACCGCACGAACGGGGGCGGGGATGTAATGGTCAGGGGATATACCCCATAAAAATTTATCGACTTTAGATAATGGCACATCAATACCCGGTCTTCCAAACATCTTTTCAATGGACGCGTTAGTCTCTCGTTTTTCCTTAACCTCTTCCGGCATTGTGGGAGGTACGGGAAATTCTGAAGCTGGTTCAATTTCTTCTAAAGGTGTTTCTTCTATCTCGAAAGAAAACTTTTCCGCTAGTAATGATAGTTTATCTATAATTGTATCAGTAACTCCTATAGGTGGTGTTACAGACATTTTAACTTTTGCAAAAGGTTTCAGATCACCCGCTTGCGCTGATGAAATTCCAAGTAGTGATGCAAAATTAAATGAGTCACTTTTTCGGTAGTCTTGTCCTTTTACAATATTAGCTACTTCTTCATTATTACCAAAGAATTGATCATGTTCTCTTTTACGTCTTGCATCTAAGGCTGATAGTTTATTACCATTACTTAGGTTAAGTATCTCATAACTGACGGACGCTGCGTCTCCTTTTTTAAGGTGATCAACAAGATTTGGGCCAATAAGGGCGGGTGAATTGTAAGCCATAGATACAAGAGCGATACGTTGACTAGCATTTAAGGGTACTCCTTCTAATCTATCTTGTACAATTTTCTCAGACTCTTGAACTTTATAATCAAACAATCGACGTGACTGCGCCTCATCTAAATTGATTTCACCAGCTAGAAGTTTTTTATATTTTTCAGGACTGAACCCTAAGACGTCTTGTACAATTTTAGGGTTAGCTTCAAGATTAGTCCCATACCCCACATGTTTAATACCCTCGACCATGTGGACTCTACCGTTGTAACCTTCTTCTGTGGTGATGAATTGAAAACGATTTTCACTATACTCACCGGGCTTCCCAAGACTCGCTGGGCCACTATAAGAAAGCGAGGAGTTAAAAATATTATCATACACATCGGTAGGATTACTTTGGTCAAACTTTTTATAGTGTGCGGGAACTGTGACGTTCTCCGTTGGGGGTAATTTACCGTCAACAACAAGATCATTGTGTAGAGTTTCATATCCCACTTTTAACTCTTCTTCTAATTCTGGCATAATCTACTCCTAATTTTGTGGTTTACCGTTTTGAATAAACTTTAACAACATCTCGTTGCTTATAGTTTTCTTATCTTCGTTTTGAAAATGTGGTTGAACTCCTAACTCGTAAGATTGAATTTTCCCGCCAACGGCTGAGTATACCGGCATTAAAATAATATAGGGGTTAATATACTTTTGTGCTAGGATTAAGTCTTGTGAATACACCCCGGTAAATTTTACAGTACCTTCCGATTGCCATTCAGTCCAACCAAAATTACCACCATACGTTCCATCTTCTTTTATTTTTGAAACTTCTTTTACCGGAATATCTACATTTGTAGACAAACTAATAGGAACACTAGAATTAACTGAATCATAAATTGCAAAACCATGAATGTAATCTGGTGTCATCTCCTTTTCAAAACCATTTAACACGTTACCCGTTGGGAACATAGCTTTAATTCTAAAGTTCTTATGTGGACGGATCATAATGTCCCCACCAATCGAAAGACCGGGAAACCCTTCTGTAATATTTGTAGCTACTTCTTGCATATTCATGATGACGTCTTCAGTTCCACCAGAACCATTCCTGACATTATTACCAATAGGAACTCTTGTGTTTGTTGTATTACTATGCATCACTAGACCCGGCTCTTGTATTGAGGCTTGTCCATTCATAAACACTATTTGGTCTTTTAGTTTAAGTTTAATTTGCTCTGTGATTATTGCTCGATTTTTATTAGAGTCAGTTTGATTCCATGTACCATTCACTTTCATATCTAATATGATAGGCTCTATGTATCCTTCAATTCTGGCGGATAGCCTTGATGAAATTGGCATATCGCTAAAACTAAAGAACCCGCCTTCACCAACCATACCTTCCACTTCATCGGATAAAGTTTCAGCCATCCACTTCTGAAACATAATCTGACGCTCATTTTTAGAATTGTAATCGTCTTTATCATTAGACACTTCACTAGCGTAAAATGCCGGTAGCCATCCGCCTTTATCATCCATTTCTTTTTTCATTTGGGCAATTTTGGCGGCATCGATAGTTGGGTCAATATTTGAATTAGCGTTTTTTATTACACCAGCAAGCGATGCTTGAAATTCTACGTCACCTTTAAATAGTCCATCTTTCATCTCTGAAAGGTCTTCTGATGGATCAATTTGTTTTAGAAAGTCAAGTGACGCCCTTCTTATATTTTTATCATTTGACAGAAGACCACTTTTAATTTTCCCTTTTAGGTCATCCCCAATTACATCTACACCATAACGCTTAATAGCCCCTCGAACAACTTGTGCAAAAGCTACGGAGGATTCATCTCCTTGATAAAAATCCGTAGTCGGACTTAGAGACATTGTAGCAAGGGTTGTTTTAGCATCATCATAAGTTAAACTACCAGACTTACCGCTAATACCGTTTTGGATAAGGTTGGATCGATTGACTTTAAATGTAGCAGCTTTTATTAGATGTTTATTTATACTCGATCTAAGCGCCTTTATTTGTGGGGTAGTAACACCATTTGTTGATGCTAACTTTAAATAACCGCCCTCCTCATCTTTCATAAACTTTTGTAGTGCGCTAGTCATAGCGTCTGGATCGTTTTCGGTTGCTGCAACTATTTGATTAATCTTAGAAGTAGCTAGAGTAACCGCATCTGATCCTTGTTGGGTCATGTAAGATTGGTTTTCTTTATTTATTGTTTTTAACAATTCCGACACTTGTGATGGAAAACGTTCTTTGAGAGATTGCATTCTTGCCCCCTCATCCATCGCACCACTATCGTCCGTAGTTGGGAATATACCCTTATTTAGAAACACTCGAAATCGTTTTAGAGCGTTTGGGTTTAATCTCGCACCTTTAACCATTGCCGAAAGAACACGTGCTGATACTGCACCATTAGTTTGTCCCGGCATGATTGATTTCATCTTCGCCATACTTTGAGTATAAGCATTATGTAGATCACTCTCCGTTTCAAAAGATGTAACTACGCCATCAGTAATTTGAGTTTCTATTACCGCTCTATTTCTTTTTATAACTTCAATTTGTTTTTCAGCACTTAGTTTAACAATATTTTTTTGGAAAGCCGCTTGAGCGTGTAGATTTACTGTTGGGTCTTTAGCGCCATCTGCATAATTATTTTTCCACCATTCACTAGCTTTACTGTCAAAATCTGCTGGATTCCAATCGGCTGATTTAATTAACATATCTGCATACATATCAGCCCCTAATTGTGAGCCTACTGATTCTTTATATGCTTGGTTATAGTGAAGGTTAGTACTCCCAGATTCTGTTACATCAAAGTTTTTTAGGCGCTGGGCGTTGGTCGGCTTTGTATCCATAACATTACCGGCAGCGTCGTATTCAGTATTTATAGTTTGACCCATAGCTTTCTTATTTCCAGCTATAGTCCCTAATTTTTTCTGCTCGTCCGCGAATCTGGTAGCTTCAAGTTTATCAATTTCATGCGCAGATTTTGCCATATTCTGCATGGTGTTCTGCATTGTTCCAAAGAAGTTATTAAACGCGTTGGATAATGTAGCTTCACCCGCCATGATGTCTGTGCCAACCATAGATGATACGTGCTTTTTAATAGCGTGGTTAACTTTAGCACTACCAACTTCTAGTTTGGTATTACCAGAAAGCTGAGACAGAACTGACTTTGTACGGGCTTGTCTAGCCATTAAGATTCTCCTTCGTTGAATTTTAGATTATGTAAATAAATCAGTAGTCGCCCACCTTTTAATAGGTGCATCACCTCTTATAGCAGCAAGTTGATCTTGTCTAGCGGTGTATGACTGACCAGCAGATAGTGATGTACTTGCGAACCCTAAGATAGCACCGGTCTTCTTAGCAGAAGCTTCAGCCATAACGTTCCCAGCTTGATTCTCAGCTTGTGTGGTGACGTTACTGTAGTTCTGTTCGGACGCTGCTTTATTAGACTCAAGCCCCGCTAATGCTCTTGTGGTGTTTTTGTCAATACGCGTTATGTTTAACGACTCGCCATACAACTCCTCAAACATAATTAAACCTAATGAACTGTTAGACAACGACGTCTCTGACGCTTGTAGTGACCCGATGTCTTCATTAGATTGACGAACACGATCTGATTGTTGATCTAAATTATCTTCTTGTTCTTCAGCAATCTTTCGATTGGCTTCAGCATACTCTGCTTCAGCTTGAAGCTTAGACGCGTCGTATTGTGCTTTTGCTTGCTTGGCAGCGTTCTGTTCCATACGTTTAGCTTGATCCATAGAAGCCTTGGCTTGCATGGCACTCGAAGCTATCATCATAATTGTAATAGGATCACACATAATAATTACCCCTGTCTTGTGACTTCATTAAAGAACCCAACGTAATCGATGGATGTTATATTCATTGGTTTTTCGGAATTGTTAAATATACGTATTCCGACTGTTTTACCATCCGATTTTATGGGAACTCTAAATCCACCTAATGCAGAGATAGCCGCGACGCCAACTTTTGAATCACCTGAACCAACAACACGACCGTTGAAGGTGTATACATCAGGAGTCCTAAACTCTGGTGTTACTTCACACCTAAAGAACCCCGTCTCTTTGTAGTTACACACAATGTTTCTAATTTGAAAACGTCCACCGGTCATTGTTAACTTTTGATTATTAGCGTCTCTTGGAAACAATTTAGACAATGTTACGGAAGATGTATAGGTTTCTCCAAGGATAACTTGACCCCCGGTATAATCACCAGCAGCAGTAACTGTTGTAGTGGATGGGTAAGAAACGTTCAAAACCTCACCAACTTGTCCCGCTGGGAAATCGGTAGAAAGAACCACACGTGTTAGATTATTATGAGCGTATGGTGCAGTCCATGTGGTTAAGTTATTGACGGCGGTATACACACCGGTTGCGGTGGTTTGTCGATCCATAGATATTTGATATGGGTGTTTCTCGTCAGACAACTCATATCGTAAGAATGTCTTTTCAAATACTACTGTACCGTTTCGTGACAGAACCATATACATTTCGCCATCTATAACTGCCATCCACTTTATTTTAGATGAAGTACCGTACGTCCATTTTGACCAAGCGGATTGCGCTTTAGTCTCACCGTCTACATACATCTTATAAATATACAACGCTGATCTATCTGTTTTAGATAAAAGCATGATCATATCATTAGTTGAGTCCCCGGTCATTCGGACTAACGGGGCTGGGATATAACCTAAAGCGTGTAATGTAACATCTTGTGCGATGTTGGAGACGGAGTTATCATCGTATTGATATTCAAAAACGATAGCGTCTCTACCAGACTTCGCGGCAAAGTACAAAGTGTTACCTAATGTGATTGGCTCACATGAATCCTCTGTCAAATATGATGTAGATAAATCCACAGTAGCGTTTGATGGTGTAAAAGTTGCATCACCAGACACCTCGAACTGTGCTTTATTTGACGTTAAGAATAATGATTTTCTAAATCCAACGGCGTGTTTCAAATCGTTCACGCTCGACGAAGATGCCACGAGTCCAAACGCGTCACTATCAAGCGACTGAGTTGAGAAATCAGGCCAGAAGGTAAAATATTGTGACGACTGCGACATAAAAACTGTCTCACCTGAAACAAACACCAATCTGTTTCTATGGAACGCGAGGGCAGTAATTTTATTATCTACAAAGTCAGGTGGTTTAACTGTATCGACATCACCAGCTTTACGCCCTTCCCATTCGTTCTCTTTAAATGTGAAACTTCCATCCGCTTCTCTGACCAAAACATGGGGCATAGTGGATGGGTTAAAATAGTTATCGGCGTGAGGATCAGCTGCTTCAATCCAACCTCCCTCAAAAGAATCAAATTTTGCCCAATATCCAATTAGTTCTCCGTCGATGTTTGAACCTACTCGTATAGCATATTCAGCGGGTGCATTAAGTGGTAGATATTTTCTATCAGGCACAGAGTCAGTCATAGTAAACGGGCCATACGTTGCATCTGTTCCCGTGTGTTCTAATGTAAACAAGGCAGTCCCGGTAAGAACAATTGTTTCACCGTTTTGAACTGCGGTAACACCGGAAGGTAATGATAATCCACCTATTATAGACGTAGCAAGAGCGGTGTTTGAAAGCGCAGTTGTTACTGCGTTAGTGTAAATAGTTGTTGTAGCACCACCCGTAGTTAATTTAATGGTGTATGTGGTGGATGAATTAGTTGTTCGGCAGTTAATAAGACCACGATATTGTGGAACATAGCTTGAAGCAAGCATTGCAACTGTAGTTGTTTTATTTGCAATCACGGTGTAATCAGCAATAGTCACGAATGAAAACGAATCTTCAGCATCTGTTGCGGTTAAATAAGTTTTTCCATTTGGGAATGCTACTGTTTTTTCTACACCCCCTAAATCAAAAACTTTAAGATCAGCGTTATTAATAGTTATTATATATTGTTCAATAGCGTCTCTACTATAGGCGTAGATGGCGGGAGTGTCCGCATCTAAGATATGAGACATTGAAGAAACGTGTCGAGACGCTGGTCTACTCTCGAAACCACCCGTCACAACAGACACTAAAATGTTCTCCGCTTCTTGTACCTGACCGGGCAAGCGCACGGGATCAGGTTGTCTACTCACCCCTTGATAGAGCGTCTTGATGGATTGCTCTATTAGCTTACCCATATTTTATCTCCCTGATAGTGTGTGATAACGGTGGGTTGCATAGTAACAATGAGCGTTGTCAGTAAGAATGTTATTATCTTCTAACTCTGACTCAGCGTCTTGAAGAGCAGCCCATGCTTCCATTTCAGCACGTTGTGTGAAGCTATCTAGTGCGACCGATCCCATAGAAGATTCTTGGAATTTTCTAGCCGCTCGAAATGCTATATAGTTTTGAAGTTCAATTGTTAAATCTTCAAATTCAAAATTTATTGTTACACGACATTGTAAGTCTTTTTCAAAAGTAAAAACTTTTGTAGTTAAATTGTAAAGTTTTCTTTTGGTTAAGTTTACACGGACACTTACATTTGTATCCCGGTCGCTATCGGTAGTATCTACCCTCATATATGTGACGGGTATTAAAATCTCTTTTTGGTAGTTTCTTTTGAGTGTAATATCTTCGGTGTTATAATGCCACCCTTTAGATAGAACCTCTAGTTTCACCTCATCCAATTTAGCTTCAGCACTTTCCCCGTCAGGCAATCCTGAAGTTAACGACGAGATCGGTGTTTCACCAATTGAATCAAGGATAATATTTACGGCTTGTAGTTTAGTTAACATAATATTTCCTCTCATCAAAAAAAAGGGGAGACATAGGATATCCCATGCCCCCCCTAAATACTTTAAGCTTTCTTCAACTCAATCGCCATTTCAGGACGCATTGTGCCATGACCAACAAACATCTTACTGACCATGAAGTCTTCCAATCGTCTCACATCTCTCTCAGTCTCAAGAGAAATATCAAGAAGCTTGACAGTTGCTACGGCTTGCGGACACCACATAACACCAACGGTGTTTGCATAGTTCGCACGGTATTTCGAGAATACTGTTGCAGTAGAAGTCTCATCAGTAGCTGGGATATGCCTAGACTTACAGATGGTAACGCCATCTATCATCATTGTCTCTGCACGTCCGTCAATACCACCCGCACCCGTATGACCGAAGTCACGGTTAAGTACTAGGTAGTTGTTCGTTGCATCTTTCGCATATTTAATTGCGTCAAAGATTTCAGTAGTGACCGCAAGATAACGAGGCATAGACTCTGGAACATCTTTGTTAAAGAGTTTAATATTCGCATCACGTATAGCGTCGATCCAATCTGTACCTGAATAAACACCAGCGGTTGGTGCAAGTGAAGTATCAGTAATAGAATCACCTCCCGGAAAGGGAGAAACGGCTGATGTACGGGCTGCTAAGATTAGTTGCCTGAACACGTTTTGGTCAAATACTTTAGCTAGTGCGCGTCCCATCTCAGATGAGATAATTGAGCGCATGTCAAAGTGACTTAGGATACGGTCGAGATCAGCAATACCATAATGAGACACAAGAATGTCATCTACATTGATAGTAAGTTCTGAAGTCGTGAAATCATTTCCAAGCATTTCTGTACCGGGTGTATGATATTCAGCTTCCGCTTTCCAAGTTTTAGGGAAACGATAAGATTTTGCGCCACCTGAGAGTGACTTAACAGTATGCTTATCGAGTGTAACAGTTGCGGAGTCAAAAGCCGTTATGACTTCTCCTCCAAATAAATCCAGATATAGGCTTCGGTTATCGACGGGGCCGCTTGATGCCCCTTTACCAAAACGTACTACGGATGATGCATCGCCTAGGGCCATGACTTTTCTCCTATGTTAGATTAGATTGATTTAAAACGAAAATAGAAGCCTAATTATTTCCGATTTAGATTATCCGTCGTAACGGGTCTAACGTACTATTATTGGCATTCTGCACCTTTGTGGGCAGAACCTCGCTCCAATTGCAAAAAAACAGAGATGACTTTCGCCACCTCTGTTATATGCTTTTATTGACCGTCTAAATCCCACGTTGCTGATTGCATTTTTCGCATCACATCTTGACGGAAAGCAGCGTCAGTTGAGTACTTTGGATTCTTCATGTCAGACATCATCTCTGATTTTGTACGATAACCAAACGTGTTACCGGCGCGTTGTTCTCCACTTAATAGGCGAGGCTCATTTCGGTTAGGAGCAGTAGCCCCCATACGAACTTTCATGGCATCAATACCTATACGCCAATTAGGGGACGCGAGTAGTGTATTGTATTCATGAACTTCTTCTTCAGGAATATTATCGGCTGCCCATTTAGACAACGAGTTCCATTCGTCTTCACCACCGGCATATTCAAGAGCCTCTTTAGTCTGTGACTCTTGTCTATAGCCCATGTTGTCAACGTATTGTGTAACAAGGTCGCGAGGTATCCCGACTTTTTCTAAGGCTGAATATTGGGCTTCCGTGAAATCTCCGTCTGTTTGATAAGCGGATTCCAAATCTTCTCGTTTAAGTCC